CAGTTATTACTACCCAGAAACCCAATCCCGTTCCTATTGATGTCAAAACCAAAGACAGACGGTATGTAGCATATAAAACTACGGACAAATATCTTAAAATGTCTTCTAAGTTTTGGACACAACTATACAACCATCTACGGAAACCGGAAACGATGCAAGCATTATACCTGTGGTTTATGAAGTTTGACTTGACGGATTTTGACTGGATTAAGCGTCGTCCGCTGACCGAGGCATACAAGGAAATGTGTAATCTATATTCCCCTATTGAGGCGTTGTTCTTTGAAGAATTTTACGATAACGAGACATGGGTAGGATTAGGTGTGAGTGGTGGGAAAGATGAAGTTATTACTATCCCTATGCAGGAGTTGTTTGAAGCGTATGAAGGGTTCTGTCGTAGGCACCGTTTCTTGAAAGATGATACAAAAGCCACATCGTCCCGTTCCTTCATTTCAAAGTTGGTGGATTTGGAGATTCCTATGACAAGATTGAAAACCGATGGTGTCAGATGTGTGCGAATTTCACCAAAAGAAGTGTATGATTATATTGATAGAAAACAATGGATAAATGGTTTTGACCTTGATAGGGCGGAGTTGGAATATACCGATACTGGAGACGATGGGGAAGAAGGATACTTTATTTAGGGTCTTTAGGGTCTTTAGGGTCTTTAGGGTCGTTTTAGTCAAATCTGAGTTTGAGAATATATTTTTTTATAGATGAAGCCATCTCAACTTTTTTTTCATACCTTAGAGGTTCAGACCCCCGAAACGACCCTAACGACCCTAAATTACTGATAAGCAACATTTCCGGCGAACCTTCCCTGTAAAGGAACTCATAATAACATATACAATTTTTTATTTGTATATGTTATGGATGCTCTGCTAAATAAACTTCGTCTGAACTGTGTCTTACAAGCGAAGCGTCATACTATTAATTATCAATACTACAAACACACGGCAAAAATGTTTGAAATACCAACTATTATATTGTCTGTATTTTCGGGTAGTTTTACGGTAGGATCAGATGTGTTTTTAGACCAAGAACTCATTAGTGTCGTCTCCTGTGGTATCTCTATTGTCATCACTATCCTCACGTCTATAAAGTTGTATATGAAGATAAATGAAACTCTTGCCATAGAACAAGAATTATCTATAAAGTTTAAAATCTTGTCGTTAGACATTTATAAGTTTTTATCCTTAACACAAGATCAAAGAGGTATAACCGAATTAGAATTCTTAAACAAAGCATACTCGTCTTATGTGAAACTGGTGGAACAGAGTGAAGTTATTCTCATCAACGATAAACGCGACCATTTAGTGAAGATTGAGATGTATGAGAACGATGATAGCAGTAGCGACGGTAGCAATAATATCATCATAAATAATCGTGAAGATGCTCTCTAAAGATGCTTTGGTATTTCGCTTATATAATTATTTGTGACTGCAGCTTGGTCTATGTAATCTAATTTTAGAATAATATCTAATCTATCGTCAGCTTCTAACACAATCTCGGTACCATCTTCGTCTTCTAATACAAATTTTGCTCGTTTAAGATTATCATTACTAAATAACTGTATCTGGTCGGCGTGGATAAGTTCAAATACTTTATTTTCTGTTGTTCCTTCTGAAGTAATGTTATTTGTGCCTTGTGATAACATAGCAATCACCGGCATACTATTGGATGACGATGCATAGTTTATGACTGGCAAATCTATTTTAAGTCTCACGGCATAAAAGAGTGGAACCTCGTCAAAAATTAATTTAGCGGAAGACGCACTTACATAGCATTCGCGGGAAGATTGTGACAACGTAGGCAGATTGTTCCAAACGCTTAAATTACGTTGGGCGTTTTCTAAAAATAGATACTTGGATGGCATATACTATACTACATTATTTTTTATTTATTTGAAGTATAATTTCCTATCTTCACTTGAAATCTTCAACACTCTGAAGAACGATTTTGCAGTTCTATAGATGCGGGTCTTCTTGTTCACGTCGCTGTATTTTATAATGTTTTTTGTGTCGGCCATCAGCTCTTTAATGGTGGTATACATCCAAATACAGTTTAGCTTTTCACACGCTTGGTCGTTGTACACTAGCAATATATACATTTGTATATGTGTATATATTATTTTATCCAGGAGGACTCGGGAATGCCATACCTTCAGTCCACACAGTAGGAAAATCCCTTAACTTACGACGATAACTTAACCACGCTTTTCTATTTGGGTAGTCGGGAAGCGCAGTATAGTCGCATTCTCGTAATAGAGAATTACGATGTTCCCTCATTTCATCTAAAAGCAATTCTTCCCATTTTACATTTAGCTCTTCTTGGGTTGGTTTATCTATGGCTGTATCATACCATTCAAGTGATTCGTAATTTTCACTACAACTCCACGAATAATTAAGGTAATACTTCATCAATATTTTCATAATAATGGAGTCCATATATACTATAATAAGATAATATTCTCAACCTAATAAATATCCACCAAAATGACAAAATGGGTCGATGGGCATATTGACAGGTCCGTCGAATCTTTCCATATACATCGTTTGTCCTATATTAAGTGAGTAATAAAACGAAGTCGTAATTGTAGTATTACCCTCGTTGCCCGGTTCCGGGACTGGATAATGGAATGCAGTGCCCGTACTAATTCTTTGAACTCGGGTTGAACCACTAAAAAAATCCACTCTAAAACCAGTCTCTCCGTAGGTAAATAATTGTGTGTAAAAAAAGTATGTTCCTGTAACAGGTGCGGTAAATGTATATGTGCTATTGCTATATCCATTTCCAACATTTTCTATTGTTTTGTCGAATGGTAATATGACGTTCGTATTTATAACTGCGCCAGAAGCTCTTGATGCTCTAAATCTAACTTGATTAGGTGCGGATATAATTCCACCTATCGAAACAAATCCTTCCACGAAGAGAATGAGAGCATTTAAATTACTTGAATTGACCGTGGAAAAGTTAGCGTCGGCTGTAGTCGTTATTGTATTACCACCGATAGATATATTTGAACCAGCTAGAAGCGTCTGTTGGTACCCTACTATATTAGAGGCGTTGATTTGCGACGCATTCACAGCGGATGCATTTAAATCTTCATCTAAGTTTATATAGGATGCGTTGATAAGTACCGATTCGAACGACTGGATGTACCCAGAGCCAAAGTCACAGTCGGCACCGATGATTTCGCTTACATTTACGACGTTGCTACTATTGATAAATTCTGCTGTTACGCTTGAAAAGTTTGTGTTGAGAGAAGTAGATATTGTATTTCCCGTAATCGTAATGTTATCCCCAGCCAATAAGGTCTCTTGGTATCCTACTATATTAGAGGAATTGATGCTACTAAAATTAGCTTGGCTTATGTTTGCGGTTCCACCACAATTTATATTAAATAAATTATTATTCGTTGAGTCCAATCCGTTGGATACTGTAACCAAATCTAAACTGGTTATACCATCTACGTTCAACGAACTGGTATTCAACGAACTGGTAACTAAATCTTCGTTTGACAGCCCCGCTACAATTTCATCAATACTCAGTAATGGTTTGGTTAAGCTTAATACATTACTTTGTAAATTAAAATCCGAGGTAAATACCATAGTTGCGGTTGATAAATTCGCGCCATTTACAACAGAAGCATTTAATGTACTAAAATTAGCAACACCACTTGTCTGTAATTCATCGCATTCAAAACGAAGCCGACCGCCTGTGTGTATAAAGCGTGTTGTATTTCCATTACGAAAAAGGAAAGATGCTTCTGCGTCGTTTAAATTATCGCTTATGTTATATTGAAACGAGGTGATGGTGTCGGTGGTGATGTTAACGGAATCTAAAGCGCTTGAAGATAGATTGATAGTATATACTTGGTTAGTGTCTAATTCATCACACGCAACTTCCCCATCACAAGTAATAAAGGAAGTATTTAAATTACTTGAATTGACAGTTGAAAAGTTAGCATTATTGGGTGGGTAAGAAGAGATAGTATTTCCTACGATAGAGATGTTGGTCCCAGCGATTAACGCTTCTTGGTATCCTTCTATAGACCCACCAACCGATAAAGAACCGCCTACCGAGACATTTTCATCTGTGGATATATTTCTACTTTCAAAACTTCCAGCATTTTGTATCGCTCTTGTTTGTATTAAATTATTTGAATCCATTATTAATGCTCTATTGGTGGAGTTTGTATTTGTATTGAATATAATACTACCCGCGTTATTTACGATATTAACGGCTCCACCATCTCGGTTCATCGTCATAGATTGCGCGGACGAGCTTTCATCGCTTAAATTAAAACTAAATGTATTTACTGACCTAGAACGCGATATAGAACTATTGGTTGTACTGAAATTTGCACTTGGACTGGCGAAATTAGAGGTAGCGGTGATATTTGTCGATTCGATAGTTTGTGTTGTGATTTCGTTTGCTGTTATATCTGTCAAGATACAAGTAGAAGCGTTTATTTGGTTTGCAAACGCAAACGATAAATTGCCGTTGGACGCATTTATTGTCGTGATGTCTAACTCATCTAGGTCTAATTCGTCGATAGTTAAGGTACTTATATTGGCGGTTGTAGCATTCAACAAAGGAGTTGTGAAACGAAACGTTGCTTCTCCATCTATACATTCAAATACATCTGCTTCTAGTTCTACTACATCTAATGTTTCTGCATTTATATCGTCTGCTTTAAGATTCAACGTTTCTATTCCGTTGTTTCTTATTTCTAAACAAGGTTGATTACCAACAAAATAATTTATAGCCGAACTATTGCCAGTAACCGATATATTGACTTCATAACCTGAACTATTAAACGATTGGACGAAGTTGTTGCCGACAATACCGCTATATAATACGATATCCCCAGCGTGCTGTCCCGATTTACCTACATACAGATTATTAGACACGTTTAAACTATCTTGAAAATTACTGGTTTGACTTACATTTAAAACACCGAACACATCTACAGTATTATCTACTTGTAAGCTGTTTAGATTGGCCTGACTATCTGAAGACAGATAGGCAGATATTACGTTGTTTTCAACAGTAATATTATCCCCTGGAACAAGGTTCCCTGTAGATAAATTTAAATCATTCGCCGTTATGTTGCCTGTGATAGTGATATTCGCTACTGACAAATTATCAATTTGAGACCTTGTAGAAGAGAGATTGGTTATGCTTACATTTAGACTGCTTAAATTTGCGGCAGATGCAACCTCAGAACGCATTTCTGTTATAAAAGCAATCCCATTCACGAAGGCGTCACCGCTAACCGATAAAGGAAAAAAAGCTTCTTCGTAACCGATTGCTAACCCTATATAGTTGATAGAGGCTACTTCTACATCTTGTACCCGAAAGCTATTGGAAGTAGAAGTTGATTGAGCGTTCATAATGGTTTGACCGCTGGCTACTTGTGCGAACCCGTAGTTGGTCGCTCCAGTATTTCCGTTAACGGATATCGCCATCCTATCGCTGTGCCCATCGTTCCCTATAACTGCTCTGCCAATATTGGCCTGTCCTGCAGGTGAACCTTGTAAAATGGATAAACTGTTAAAGTTTGCATCGTCTGCTGCTATATCACCTGTATGTAAATTTAAATCACTTCCTCCGTCGTTATCTAATGTTTCTGTAATTTGAAACGTGCAACTATCTGGGAATAACATCGTCCAAGTATCGTCACTTGAATCATTATCAATTAGAACCTGAAAATATACGGTGGTTCCAGCAGATACGGCTGAGGTTCTATTGCCTATACGTGGAGATAATACCCCCGACCTTGTTCCGCCTCCGTTGTGGTCACGCCATATTTGTTCTTGGCGACTGATGGTGTTATCTACTCCGTTGTTATAAATTAAACGTGCATTTACAGTATCTCCGTTATAACCTTCCATTTCATAGGAAAAGGAAGCCGTGCAATTTAAAATAGCAGACGGCCCAAATTTGGTGGTATAAAATATCTTCATCATATTTCTGGTTGAGCCCGGTGGAATATTGACATCTACCGAGTTGACCGTTCCAGGAATAATTGGCTTAATTACATCGCCGCCCAAATACAGTTGTGTGTTGGTTAGCGAACGGCTATCTCCACCACCCGCCCCGTTAAGTGCCGAATACACGGCACCGCTGGTTATCAAATCGCCGCTATTTTGTGTGACGTTGGCTGTGCTATTGACATTCAAAAACTTATCCGTTAAAGTTAAGTTAGAACCAATACTTAAATCTGCTGTGGATAGATTACTTGCGTTGATTTGTGAGGTATTGATTTCTGTAAAGTCTCCTATGGAGGGTAATATACCTGTTGACGATATAACATTTCCAGAAATATCTATATTGTTTCCTGCGGTTAAGGTTGGTTGTATATTAGGAGCAGTTATTGCAATTGCAGATATGTTCGTAGCAGATACATTCACCGCCGTTAAATCAACGAACGACTCCTTAAAAGCGATGAGCTGAGAGACATTTAAAAAAGGTATGACATAATCCGGCGGTAGGTTAATTTCTGATGCGTTGATTTGTGAGGTATTTAAAATATTCTGTGAGAAAATATTGGCCTTCAACAGACCTATGCTCGCAGATGTAATGGAGGCGTTGTCAATTGACACATTACCCATATTTAAATTTGTTCCCACAGTTACCATTTGTGTAGGAAAGGCTCCTCCTAACGGGCTTGACATATATACTGCCCAAATATAAAAAGATTACATAGCAAGTAGTTTTGTATGAATGTGTTCTATTATAAACAAGAGGTGCGGATTAAACTTAGAGCTCAGTACCTTAATTAAATCCTCATAGTTTGGCTCAATTCCTTCAATAGATAAATCTATTTTATCGGTAATAGTGATATATTTTTTGTAAAACTCATTTGCATCTTCATCTGATGAGGGGTGAGAAATAACCTTACAGTCACAAGCCAAAGCCTTGTGAATCCTGTGTGTTTCCAGAGCGTTGTCATTATAGTATGGAATATTTAAAACCACTTTACATTCGTTCAGAATTTGGGTTAAAGATTCGCTATTTTTATGTTTCCAGTCAAAATCAATATAGAAGCTCAACTCTGGATATTGTTCCTGTAAATCTTTCAACATTTTCTCTCGTTTTGGAGTTCTGCTACCAATAAAACACACATCGTATATCCTATCTTTTCTCTCTACATCGAACTTCATAAATTCAAAAAAGAAATAACTAAGAACCTTAATATTAAACGTTTCTTTTAAAAATTGGGAGGTAAGTGTGTTATAATCGCATACAATATTTTTTTTCATAAGGCTAATATAATATTTATTTTTCATAAACTGGCTATGCATTTGTTCTGAGTTTAAAATAATGTATCCGAAACTATTATTTTTCCTTATTTGGGCTTCCAATAATGGGTGTGCTAGCTCGTGTGCTCCTAAAACAATATAAAGGTCATTTGGTTGAGGGTCAAAATCGCTTTCTAATTTCCACCCGAACTTCTTACTCATAACCACAGCGTTTTCGTTAAATATTGAATTTCCACTAATAATCTTAACAGACATATATATATCCTAAATATTTTATTTTTAACCCGGTGGCTCAACAATCACTAATTTCTTTTTCGGTTCAGCTTTCGGTTTCGGTTTCGGTTTAGGTTTCGCTTTAGGTTCTAATGTGGGTTCTTCTGCTGCTGGCCGTGCTATAAGATACGATTGATTGATGGGAATAGCTTGGGTTGCCTCTGCGAATGGTCTGCCCCGTTTTACAAACCCTATTGCTTCCGGAATACCCTCGCCGCCCGATGCGGCTATGTCTTTTTTTACTAATCTCTCTGTTATGATTGGGTCGGGGTCTCTTACTGGTGGTTGTTTATCTTCGGTGGACATAGATAATCTTTCATCTGATTGACTCGGGAGCGGTTGTAAATTTCCCGCTGTTGGTCCTGCCCGTCTTATTGCGGCTTCTCCTGCCATTTCTCCGGCAGAAGAAGATTGAGTAGAAGACGATTTAGTAGTAGAACTTAATGGTGTGACAGGGTTCTCAATCGTTCGCTGGGATATACTATTTGGTTCGCCTATTTTGTTACTTGCGTGTAATATACTTGATATCAAAGGCGTGTAATCAATCTGCTGATTGGTAACGAAGGTGGGTGCTAAATTATGCATATGACTTGGAGGAGGCAATCCACCTCTACCGCTAGTCTTTTTGGGTCTAGATTTAGATTTAGATGTTCCAACATTCACAGTAACACTTTGACGCTGTGCTTGCTTTTGCTTTTGTTTTTGTGTAGGTTTTGCCCTTTTTTTTTTAGGCGGCATTATATATTATAGATGTGATTAATAATATATAACAATCTAAGTTTTAGGGTCTGCTATAGTAACTTCATTAAACTTCTTAAAATACTTATAGCGGTTGGTTTCTCGTAAAGACATATCAATCAAAAGGAAGCTAAATTTATCGTCATTTTCAAACACATAGTCCATAATCTGTTGCCAATTTTTTTTACTAAACGGCATCGTCTCACTACATATGCTTTCCATTTCCAATTGGTTTTTCGGGCGGAAGGTAACGAAGTGGCTCATATTATTACGAATACCCATCGGTAAATCTCTAAACTTTTGTACTAATATAAACACGCTACAAAATAGATGACGACGATTTTGTAGAAGACTAACTAACTGTTTTTCCGCTCCCGCCGACTTACGCAGTTGTGCTCCAATATCGTCCAAAATCAATACTGTGTGTTCTTCTTCCTCACGATTGCTTTCAACGGTTTTAAATATCTCATTCATCGTAGTGTTTGTAAATTCTTTAAACTTTTGTTCGCTATTCACATCTGCAAAGACATCTTTTTTTGCGGATTTACCTGAACCTAATGTAGGAGAGCATATCAATATTTTATCAAAACATTTTCTGTAAGATTGCCGTATACCATTCACCTTTTTAGCCGACATTATACTTGTAAGCAGAGTTGTTTTGCCCGAGCCACTAGCACCGCTAATAATAAAATTAAATCCCGAACAAGGAGGTAAAGGGTACGGTATATCAGGCGCTAAAGGTTTATCTAAATTGTTTGGCGTATTCATAATTTTAAGGCGCTTATTTGGAGTCTCTTTTATTTCAAGAGCCATTTATATATTATACGTTTAGAAAAAGGTAAATTGGTCTAGACAAAAACGATTGGTTCCACCGTTTCTTTCTTCTTTTCTGCACGACGGATTTCCCTTGCTTTTTCTAATGCTTGTTTTTGTTTTTCGGTTGGACCTTTCTTAACTGGCTTTGGTTTTGGTGGTTCTGCTTCTGGTTCGGCTTCTGGTTCGGGTTCTGGTGCTTTAGCTTTAGGGTTGCGAGGCGCACGTTTCTTCGGCTTTACTGGTTCTGGCTCAGGCTCAGGCTCCGGCTCTGGTGGTTTAGCTTTCTTGGTATATTTTCTCTTCGGCTTTGGTTCTGGCTTTGGCTCAGATTCTGGTTCTGGCTCCGGCTCCGGGTCTGGTTTAGGTTTCTTAGTATATTTCCTCTTCGGCTTTACTGGTACGGTTTCTGGTTTTGGCTCCGGCTTTGGTTCGGCTTCTGGTTTTAGCTCAGGCTCAGCTTTAGACTTACTAGGCACCCGTTTCTTTACTGGTTTTGTTTTTTCAAGTGGTTCAATTACTTCTTTTGTTTGGTCGGGTTCGCTTTCTGTGTCACTAAGTGTTTGCAAGTATGACATTTCTATATGTATAACATTAGAAAATATTTTCTCCTTAAATACATATGGACGAAGAGTTTAAAAAAAACATTCACAATACTTACAACCTAATCAAGAGAGATACCGGAAATATTCCATCTGCTGAGGAGTTAGACGATACGAACAAGGGATTATGGGTAGAACACGATGATAGTGATTTTGCTAAAGTATTTAATGGATTGCTTGATTACACAAACGACGATGAAGAATTTGATAATTTAGATTGGAATAGTGTCAATTATGAAGTCTATGGTGCTGATTACTATGCAGAGCGATTCCCGGGCTTTGCTGACGAAGTCTATGAAATACTTGCAAAATCTTCTGAAGAAGAAAATAAAGTAATTGACAATCGTATTCCACCCCTAAAGATTACGGAAGGACCTGTAACCGTTAAATTTGATTAATTCTTTCTAAAGGTATTTAATTTGTAGATAACCTATAAATTAAACTTTGACTTTTATTACATTTATACACTCACTGCCCAAGTGTTGGTGCCGCGTGAGTTAAGTGAGAGCAAAATCGTGTTTTGCCCGAAAAAATCAAGCTGAGCGGCAACCGAAGTATTGGAATACACGCCACGATAATTGACCGTAGAGGATATAGTGCTAATACCAGAATATAATCGCTGCGAACGACCATCGCTCAAACCAGTCTCCATTTCAATTGCAGTAATAAAAGTACCGATATTGGAAGCCGAAGCAGCGGTAGAACCGTCTTCCGTGCCGTCAGCAGTATTGAGTTGGTATGGTTTAATAATACCATTCACAGATTGCCCGTCGAGACCGTTTGATTTAAGAGTAGCTGAAGCACCAGTAACCGCGAGATTAAAAGACGATTGCTTATCAAAATTCACAAGCGAATGGTCGCTCAGTAGGAACTCAGCCAAAGCTTCCGCACATTTTCCTTCTACCTTCACAGGGCGAGCTGGATACTGCTCTCCATTAACAAAAATAGAATATTCGCTTAAACTATTTTTGATGCGATTTCCAAGCGAATATGCCCCTTGGGCTGTTACTGTAGCCGTTGGACGATGGCAGACGATTACACGTTCAAGAGACGATACACTAATGCCAAGGTTGGCGGTGACCGCGGTTGAACCGGCAACCATCGTAGAACCAACATTCTGGTAAGACGAAGCAAGAATATTATATACTCCGCCCGACATCGCATCTACTTGTGCTTGAGCGCCTGGACTTAATTCCGTAAAGACACACACCAATTCCACTTCTGTAAAATCAATTTGAGTGGAAGCTCCTTTTGTAGCGACAGCAGCGGATTCCAAGGTTAGTTTAAATTGAACCGGAGCGCTTGAGAATAGGGGCATAAGACGGTGCGGGGTGGACATCCCAAACGGATGAAGAACAAATGGAACACAATACGTCGCGCCGGCAGCAGCTGTAGTAAGCGATTCGCCGCTCTGTGTTCCACCTAAAGTTCCCATAAGAACGTTCCCTACGCCCGCCTTAAAAGCTGGAGATGAATCTGAGTCCATAAGGATAGTCATTAAAGTATTCCAATTTGGCAAATCAAATATCTGCGCGCCAGCAGTCTGACATTGTACACGTGAGATAAAGCCAGATGCTCCACAGCGGTCTAACTTGGCAGCACCGGTTGACTTAGCATTAAATTTCAAATAACACTGATTCCAATTCACATACGTGCCCGCTAAATTAGAAGGCATATCAACGTTAACGGTTTGCCCGTCTGTGAAGGTCTGCCCGTTGCTGGGCGAAATTTTCACGCGGTAAGAGCGGCTAGCAACGGCACGTCTTTTCATATTCGGATAATTTAGAGATTCAGCCATCGCATCGGGAGATTGAGCCATTATAATATATTAATACATTATATTATTATTTCGTTTTGTTTTTTGTTTTTTGTTTTTTGCTAAAAGAACTTTGTTTATACGAGTTTTGAACCAAGTCCAAAAACTGCTTTGCCAGCAGAACCTCCCGCCTCCAACGCAGATACTACAGGAATTGTTTCAGGACCAGCTAAGGCTAATACACCGCCGGCTGCCATCGCAACATCAGACGCTTTTAATCCAAGTCGCATAACGTGATGCGCTTGCTTTTTTAATCCCAGTCGCGGGCTCGCTGGTTTCTTCATTCCAAAGACTCCCATTATAACTATATATGATATTTTATTTATTATTCTCTTAAAAATTCATTTGTTTCTGGATTATAAATACCTTTCAACGTCTCTTCGTCTTTGGGTATCTTTCCTAATTTTCTCAGTTCATAATTAATCGTTCCTTCTTCCATAGACCTCATTTCTGCT